CAGACGCTCAATCCCTGGGGCTATCCCGCCAAAGACCGCTCCGGCCGACTCGACCTCGTCGAGGAGCCGAACCTTTTGAAGCTCATTCGCAAATGCGCTGGCGACAACGCCGCCAAGCACGCCGCCGCTGCGCGGCGTGCCGGTGGCCGAGGTTGTTCGTGATCCGTTTGCCGATCTGAAGGATGACCTGCCGTGGGAAGAGCCGAAGGGAGGGAAGCCATGATGGACTTCAACTCCTCTTCGAGCATCTCCGGGCAGATCATCGCCCTGGTCGATGCCGGGATGCAGCAGGCGCGTGCCAGCCAGTCTGAGCGCCAGTACCTTGGTGCATCGCGTCTGGGCGTGGCCTGCGAGCGTGCGCTGCAGTTCGAGTACGCCAAGGCGCCCGTTGACCATGGGCGTGAGATCCCCGGGCGGATGCTGCGCATCTTCGAGCGCGGCCACGTCATGGAGGACTGCATGGTTGCGTGGCTGCGGGACGCGGGTTTCGATCTGCGCACCCGCAAGGCCGACGGCGAGCAGTTCGGCTTCTCCGTGGCCGAGGGCCGCCTGCAGGGCCATATCGACGGCGTCATCGTCAGTGGCCCGGAGGGCTTCGCCTATCCGGCACTATGGGAATGCAAATGCCTGGGCAACAAGTCCTGGCGCGAGCTGGAGAAAAGCGGTCTGGCTGTCGCCAAGCCCGTCTATGCCGCGCAAGTGGCGATCTACCAAGCCTATCTCGAACTCACCGAGCACCCGGCGATCTTCACGGCCCTCAATGCCGACACGATGGAGATCTACACCGAGCTCGTGCCCTTTGATGCGGCCCTGGCGCAGCGCATGTCGGATCGGGCGGTGAAGGTCATCACGGCGACCGAGGCGGGAGAACTCCTGCCGCGCGCCGTCCATGACTCGACCCGCTTCGAATGTCGGATGTGCGCATGGCAAGACCGCTGCTGGAGCAAGACATGAACGAATACACCCAATCCCAAGAAACACCCATCGAAGAAGAACCGATGATCGATGCCCGACAGGCCAGCTTCGCACTCCGGCTGCCCTATTACTGGTTCGCCGATCCGCAGATGCGTGCCGCAAAGCGCATCCCTCACTACCTGTTGTCGCGCATGGTTCGCTTCCGACTATCAGAACTGGAGGTCTGGTATCGACAGAACGGAAGGGTATGCCAAGCCGGCAAGCTCGGTACGGAGGGCAGTGATGACTGACTACCGCGTTCAGATCAAGGTCAGAAACGCTCGCCTGTTGCGCGCCATCGAGAGGGCAGGCCACCAGGCGGGCCAGATTTTTGCGCGCGAGGTCGGCATCAGTTACACGGGCCACCTCTTGCCCTACCTCAACCTCAAGCGCACACCGTTTGACGAGAACGGGGATCTCAGACCCTGCGCAGAGATGCTCTGCGTATTCCTCAACCGTCTGCCGGACGAGTTGTGGTCGGAGGATCAGCGTTACCCGCTGGTCACGAACGCTGCCGAAATCGAGCTTTCAGCAGCCAGCGTTCACGAATTGCTCGCCAGTCCTTCGGACTGCGCCGACCCGCTCAGTTTGCTGGAGAAGCAACAGGCGGCCCAGGCGGTCGACGCCCTGCTTGATACGCTCACGCCACGTGAGGCTGAGGTGCTGAGGTTGCGCTATGGCATCGACGGTGAGCCGATGACCCTCGAGGATATAGCGAAGCCCATGGGATACACCCGCGAGCGTGTCAGGCAGGTTGAGGCCAAGGCGCTGCGCAAGCTGCGTGCTCCTGCGCGCCAGACGGCACTGATGGATATTGTCGTGGAGGCCCCATGATCGACTTCAACGATACCCCCATTGCGGAGTCCGGCGGCCGCGAGGTGGAGCGCGAATCCATCCGTTCCGACTTGATTGCCCGGCTGGATTCGGTTCTGGCCACGCTGTTCCCGGCAGGCAAAAAGCGCAAGGGGAAATTCCTCATCGGCGATGCACTGGGTAGTCCGGGCGACAGCCTCGAGGTGGTACTCGATGGCGAGAAGGCGGGGCTATGGACGGATCGCGCTACCGGTGACGGCGGCGACATCTTCACGCTGATCGGCGGGCATTTCGGCATCGATGTCCATGTCGACTTCCATCGGGTGCTGGAGCAATCCACCGACTTGCTTGGACGGGCCAGGTCAGCGCCGACACGCAAAGCCAAGAAGGAAGCCCCGGTCGATGATCTGGGCCCGGCCACGGCCAAGTGGGATTACCACGACGCCGGTGGCAAGCTGATCGCGGTCGTCTACCGCTATGACCCGCCCGGACAAAAGAAGCAGTTCCGGCCGTGGGATGCCAAGCGACGCAAGATGGCACCGCCCGATCCGCGCCCGCTCTACAACCAGCCGGGGATGAAAGATGCCGCGCAGGTCGTGCTGGTCGAGGGCGAGAAGTGCGCGCAGGCCTTGATCGATGCCGGCATCGTGGCGACCACTGCAATGCACGGCGCGAACGCTCCGGTGGAGAAGACCGACTGGTCGCCGCTGGCAGGTAAATCCGTGCTGATCTGGCCCGACCGTGACAAGCCGGGCTGGGAGTACGCGACGCAGGCGGCACAGACCATCCTGTCGGCCGGAGCCAAGTCCTGCTTCATCCTGTACCCGCCCGAGGAAGCGGCTGAGGGATGGGATGCGGCGGACGCCATCGCCGAGGGTTTTGACGTCGCCGCCTTCCTTGCCCACGGCCCGCGTCTCCAGATGCACGACGTGGCCGACGGGGCTGAGCCGGTCGTCAGTAGCGACGAATCGGTGTGGGGCACCGAGGATGCGCTGGCGCTGGCCTTTACCCGGCGCTATCACCGCGATTGGCGCTACGTTGCAGGCTGGGGTCGCTGGCTGGTGTGGGACGGCAATCGCTGGCGCACCGAGGACACCCTCGCTGCTACCGATCTGATCCGTAGCGTTTGCCGCCATGCCGCCGTCCGCGCCGAGAATCCCAAGGTGGCGGCCAAGCTCGCCAGCTCGAGCACGGTCGGCGGTGTGGAACGGCTGGCCAGGGCGGATCGCAGGCATGCCGCCACCACGGAGGAGTGGGACGCCGATCCGTGGCTGCTCAATACCCCGGGCGGCGTGGTCGATCTGAAAACCGGCCGTCAGCGCCCGCATGACCGTGCCGACCGGATGACCAAGATCACCACGGCCACACCGGGAGGCGACTGCCCAACCTGGCGACGGTTTCTCGATGAGGTCACGGGGGGTGATGTGGAGTTGCAGGCTTACCTGCAGCGGATGGTGGGCTATGCGCTCACGGGCTCGACGCAGGAGCACGCACTGTTCTTCCTGTACGGCACCGGCGCGAACGGCAAGTCGGTGTTCGTGAACACGTTGGCCACCATCCTCGGCGACTACGCGACCAACGCGCCCATGGACACTTTCATGGAAACGCGCACTGATCGGCATCCGACCGACATGGCGGGCCTGCGCGGCGCACGCTTCGTGGCGGCCATCGAAACCGAGCAGGGACGTCGTTGGGCGGAATCGAAGCTCAAGAACCTGACGGGAGGCGACAAGATTTCCGCGCGCTTCATGCGCCAGGACTTCTTCGAGTTCTTCCCGCAGTTCAAGTTGTTCGTCGCGGGCAACCACAAGCCAGCCATTCGCAACATTGACGAGGCGATGAAGCGGCGGCTGCATCTGATCCCCTTCACCATCACTGTGCCGCCCGAGCGCCGTGACAAGCATCTGCAGCAGAAATTGCTGGCCGAGCGTGACGGCATCCTGGCATGGGCGGTTCAAGGGTGTCTCGACTGGCAGCGCCACGGACGACTCGATCCGCCCCGGCGTGTGGTGGAAGCCACCGAGGAGTATTTCGAAGCCGAGGACGCGCTGGGTCGCTGGCTCGACGAGCGCTGTGTGCGCGAGGTCAACGCCAAGTCGCTGACCGCCGAACTCTTCAACGACTGGAAGCAGTGGGCTGAAAGCGCCGGTGAGTTCGTCGGCTCGCAGCGGCGCTTCTCCGATCTCTTGATCACGCGTGGTGTGGAGAAGTGGCGCAACAGCGTGGGTGTGCGCGGCTTTCGGGGCGTGGGTCTCAAGGATCCGCCCAAGCCGGCCTACACCCCTTATGCCGACAACTGAACCCCATGACGACACACCGGCCTGACGCTTCCGACGCTCTACATCGTAACTCTCTATACGCGCGTGCGCGTGCGCGCGTCACGGGAAGTTACGACATGATCCGTCGGAAGCGTCAGACCTGCTCCCAAACAAGGACTGACACCATGACCACGACCATCCTCGCCCTCGATCTGGGCACCACTACCGGCTGGGCGCTGCGCGGCAACGACGGCCATATCACGAGCGGCTCCGAGAGCTTCCGCCCACAACGTTTTGAAGGGGGCGGCATGCGCTTCCTGCGCTTCAAGCGCTGGCTCACGGAGGTCAAGCAATCCGGCGACGGCATCGATTGCCTCTACTTCGAGGAAGTGCGCCGCCACGTCTCGACCGATGCCGCGCACGCCTACGGCGGGTTCCTGGCCACGCTCACGGCGTGGTGCGAGCACCACCAGATCCCGTACCAGGGTGTGCCAGTCGGCACGATCAAGAAACACGCGACCGGCAAGGGCAACGCGAGCAAGGACGAGATGGTGGCATCCATCCGGTCTCGTGGCCACCAACCTGCCGATGACAACGAAGCCGATGCCCTGGCGCTGCTGCACTGGGCCATCGAGACACAGGAGGTGTGAGATGAAGATTCCGGCACAGCACTACCGCTGCCCGCTCGATCGCAGCTCTTCCCGAGAGGATCCGGAGAGCATCAAACGCCAGGGTTGGCGCGACCAGCACATCCTCGTGGTGTCCGAAGAGGACAAGCGGTTGGATTTCGTCGAGCGCGAGTTCGTGCGACGCCTTGGAGAACGCCTGTACGGAGGGAAGCACCATGGCTGAGTGGACGACGGACGACGTGGCGGCCCGGTTTGCCGAGGCGGCCGAGACGGGACGGCGACTGCCCCGGGTCAGGGTGCAGGGCTACTTCAACGTGTGGCCCGCCTTCGTGCGCGATGGGTGGGAAGGCTTCGACGACAAGGACTACGCATACCAACCGATTCCCCCAGCCCCCGAGGCGATCGAACGGATGCTGGAGACGATGCGCTGGATGCAGTGGCTGGAGGTGGAGCAGCGGCATCTGATCTGGATGCGCGCCAAGCACTACGAGTGGAAGTTCATCTGCCGCCGCCTCGGGCGCGACCGCACAACTGCCTGGCGGCGGTGGCAGAAGGCATTGCAGATGGTGGCCGATCATCTGAACGGTCGCCAGACCGCAGCCGCCGGTCATTCTTCCAAACTGGTGAGGCAAGTAGAGCAATACATGCCGTGAATGTCCTTGGTTTAAGGCTTCCGGGCATTTTTGGATGAAATTGGCATGCAACACAAAGGCCGGATTTTGATAGGATGACAGCTATGATCTGGCGAGCGGTGTGGGTGTGACGCCTACATCGCTTCCGGTCAGAAAGTTCGATGGGTCCTTCCTGTCCAAAATCCCATGCGGGGGGCGCGAGCGCGGCATTTCGCTAGCGTCCGATCCCGAAACGAGGTTACCAGGGTTACCAGTTACCACCCCGGTTACCACCTGAACCGAGTTACCACCCTTTGATGACCCGCCCCTCGTGGCGGGTTTTTGCATTCCAATGACCGAACACCTGCGCGTCGAGTATCGCAAGATCGAGACGCTGATCCCTTTCGCCCGCAATCCGCGCACGCATTCCGAGGCGCAGATTGCCAAGCTGGCCTCCAGCATCGTCGAGTTCGGCTGGACACAGCCCATCCTCGTCGACGGAGCCAACGGCATCATTGCCGGCCACGGCCGCCTGGCGGCCGCGCGCAAGTTGGATCTGGTTGAAGTGCCTGTGATTGAACTCGGCCACCTCTCGCCAGCACAGAAACGGGCCTACGTCATCGCCGACAATCGACTGGCACTCGATGCCGGATGGGACGAGGAACTTCTCTCGCTGGAACTGGCCGAGTTGTCTGAGTCAGGTTACGACCTGACCATGACCGGCTTCTCCAACGAGGAGATCGAGGAGCTACTGGTCGGCGCCGAGCGGGCATTGCAGGACGAGACATCTGATGAGCCCGAGGACGATGCCGCTGAAGATGTGCCCGATGCGCCGTCGAACCCGGTCTCGCGTCCCGGTGATGTCTGGCAGATCGGCACGCATCGCGTCATCTGCGGCGACGCTGCCGACGCCAGCGTGATCGCCACGCTGATGGCCGGCGAGCAGGCCGCACTGTGCTTCACGTCACCGCCCTACGGCAACCAGCGGGACTACACGAACACCATCATTGATTGGGACGCCCTGATGCGGGGTGTCTTCGCCAACCTGCCCATGGCCGCGAACGGCCAGGTTCTGGTCAATCTCGGATTGATCCACCGCGAGCAGGAAGTCATGCCCTACTGGGACGGCTGGCTCGACTGGATGCGCACCCAGGGTTGGCGGCGCTTCGCCTGGTATGTCTGGGACCAGGGGCCGGGATTGCCCGGTGACTGGAATGGCCGGCTGGCGCCTTCGTTCGAATTCGTCTTTCACTTCAACCGGAAGGACTCCGAGGCCCGGCGCCCGAACAAATTCGTGCCATGCATCTACGCCGGGCGTGACACCCATTTGCGTGGCGACGGCACCAGCGCCGGCGGCATGCGCAACAAGGATGGCAGCAAGACCGCCTGGAACCATGTCGGCCAGGTCACGCAGGAGACCAAGATTCCCGATTCCGTCATCCGCATCATGCGGCACAAGGGCAAGATCGGGCAGGACATCGACCACCCGGCCGTGTTCCCGGTGGCGCTGCCACAGTTCGTTCTGGAGTCCTACACCGATGCCGGCGAACTCGTCTTCGAACCGTTCTGCGGCTCGGGCACGACCTTGCTGGCCGCCGAACGCGCCGGCAGACAGGTGCGCGCCACCGAGATTGCGCCGGAGTATGTGGACGTTACAGTGAAGCGCTTCCAGCAGAACTTTCCCGAGGTGCCGGTCACCCTGGCATCGACGGGACAGACCTTTGATGCGGTGGCCCGTGAGCGTATGGGAGGTACGGCATGACCATCTCCTGGCTTGCCGACAAGATCGAGCAATGGCCGACGGCCAAGCTGGTGCCGTATGCCCGCAACTCACGCACGCACTCCGATGCCCAAGTCGCCCAGATCGCGGCCTCGATCGCCGAGTTCGGTTTCACCAATCCGATCCTGGCCGGCGGCGATGGCGTCATCGTGGCGGGGCATGGCCGTCTGGCCGCTGCTCAGAAACTCGGCCTGGCCATGGTGCCGGTCGTGGTGCTCGACCATCTAACGCCGACCCAGCGCCGAGCCCTGGTGATCGCGGATAACCGCATCGCGGAGAATGCCGGCTGGGATGAGGCGATGTTGCAGGTGGAACTGGCCGCGCTGCAGGACGATCAATTTGACCTGGCTCTGACCGGCTTCGATGCCGACGCCCTGGCCGATCTACTGGCGGGTGAGGAAACGACCACCGAAGGTGAGTCCGACGAAGATGCCGTGCCGGAAGACGCTGGCCCTGTCATCTCCCGGGCGGGCGACGTCTGGATCTGTGGTGAGCACCGGGTGATCTGTGGTGATGCGACCGATGCCGATGCCTACGCGACGGTGCTCGGTGACGAGATCGCCGACATGGTTTTCACGGATCCGCCGTACAACGTTAACTACGCCAACTCGGCCAAGGACAAGATGCGCGGCAAGGATCGCGCGATCCTCAACGACAACCTCGGTGATGGGTTCTACGACTTCCTGCTGGCGGCGCTGACACCAGCCCTGGCGTACTGCCGTGGCGGCGTCTACGTGGCGATGTCATCCAGTGAGCTGGATACGCTGCAATCAGCCTTCAGGGCAGCCGGTGGTCACTGGTCGACGTTCATCATCTGGGCCAAGAACACCTTTACCCTGGGGCGCGCCGACTACCAGCGCCAGTACGAACCGATTCTCTACGGCTGGCCCGAGGGCGCCGATCGTCACTGGTGCGGGGATCGTGACCAAGGTGATGTCTGGCAGATCAAGAAACCGCAGAAGAACGATCTGCACCCGACCATGAAGCCGGTGGAGCTCGTGGAGCGGGCGATCCGGAATTCCAGCCGCCCGGGCGACGTGGTGCTCGACCCGTTCGGTGGCTCGGGCAGCACGCTGATCGCTGCCGAGAAATCCGGGCGGCAGGCGCGGCTCATCGAGCTCGACCCGAAGTACGTGGATGTGATCGTGCGCCGCTGGCAGGACTATGCCGGGGCGCAGGCTGTCCGGCAGGCCGATGGCGTGGCGTTCGACGCGCCGTCAGTCGGCGGGAAACTCCGGCAGGATGTCGCCGCTGGTGATGTCGGCCACGTAGCGGACGTTGCGGAACTCGCCGGGGTCGTCGGCGAGGTGGACACCGCCGACTGACTGGATTGCCACGCCGTACTTGCGGCTGAGCTTGGTCAGTTCGGCGATGAACTTGTCGTAGTTGGTTTGGAGTTGTGGGGTAGTGACGACGGCGGCCATGTCGATCTCCTTACGCCGCTTCGGCTTCGAAGGATTCGTCGGTCACTTCGCAGTGAATCACGAACCCGGTGAGGTAAGGCAGTCCCTTGGGGATGCCGTAGTCCTTGCTGGTTTGGCGGCCAATCGTCCAGCCCATCCACCGCGTCACTGCGGCATCGATGGCCTGCTGGATCTTCTGGCCCCGCAGCATCTCGTTGAGGACGTCATCGGCAAAGTGTCGTCCGTGGCGGCTGTCGAGGAACAGCCTGACCGATTCGAGGGGCTGGCAGGTGGCATCCGAAATCGCGGTCATCGCGATCGGCCAGGCGGCTTCGGCGTTCTCGTTCATCGTGCCAAAAAAGCCCCAGGCATCGTTCTGGGTGGCGGGGGTTTGAGTGGTGTTGGTCATTTTGATCTCCTTCGGGTGTGTGGTGGCGACACCCGTATGAACGCGCTGTTTGATTGAGAAGCCAAGCTAATCTTCAACCTGCTTACGCATAAGGCTCAGCTAGTGAGCCAGTGGGGGTAGCAAACTGGCATTGCTTGATTTCACAAGGAGATAAGCGATGCCGAGGAACAAGGTGCAATTTCAGAAGGGCATGAGTCTGAGCGAATTTCTTGAGCATTACGGAACCGAGGCGCAGTGCGAAGCGGCGCTCACCGCCTGGCGCTGGCCGCAGGGCTTCGTCTGCCCGGAGTGCGGCTACGAGGGCCACTGCATGCTCGGGCGCGGGCTCTATCAGTGCCACCGCTGCCACCGGCAGACCTCGGTGACGGCCGGGACGCTGTTCGCCGGCACGAAGCTGGCGCTGACCAAGTGGCTGCTCGGCATCTACTTGCTGACCCAGTCGAAGAACGGCATCTCGGCCCTGGAGCTCTCGCGCCAGTTGGGCATCTGCTACAACAGCGCCTGGCTGATGAAGCACAAGCTCATGCAGGCCATGCTGGAGCGCGAGCAGGGCCGGTCGCTGGATGGCGTGATCCAGATGGACGACGCCTACTGGGGCGGCCGGCGCCGGGGCTACAAGCGCGGGCGCGGCACGCGCGGCAAGACGCCCTTCGTGGCGGCGGTCGCGACCGATCCGGTCAGCGGCAAGCCGACGACCATGCGGATGGATCGGGTGAAGGGGTTCCGGCAGCGCGAGATCGGCCGTTGGAGCCGCAAGCACCTCAATGCTGGCGCCCATGTCCGTTCCGATGGCCTGTCGTGCTTTACCGCTGTTGGGCAGGCCAAGTGCACTCACGAGCCGTTGGTCACCAGTGGGTCGAAAGGGCGCCGGCACCGCAAAGCGTTCGTGTGGGTCGACACGATGCTGGGCAACGTCAAGAATGCCCTGCACGGCACGTATCGCGGGGCGATTCGGGCCAAGCACCTGCCGCGCTACCTGGCCGAATTCGCCTACCGCTTCAACCGGCGTGTCGATCTGGCCGGCATGATCGGTCGCTTGGGCGCCGCCGCGGCGCTCACGCCACCGATGCCGTACCGTCTCGTAACAATGGCTGAGAGTCATTGGTAACCAAGATCTTCAAAGAATTTGCATCAATTTTAGGTGGCGAGTTCGTCGAGCAGTTTCATCGCGGCCTGGTCGCCGGACAGTGCAATGCGCAGGGTGCGCAACGCCTGTTCGATGCTGACCTCGGGCCGCCGATTGTCGAGCAGCCAGCGGATCGCGCTGGCCTGATCGTTGCTGGGTGTCGGCGACTCAATCGCCACCCCGACGTACCGACCGTAGCTGCCGCCGGAGGGATCGACATAGAGCGTGGTGCGGCCGGGGGCGCTGACCTCGACCACACTGCGTTTGCCGTTGCGGTGTCCGCCGTGTCCCGCCAGCCAGTCGCGATCATCCAGCAGGGTGTTGGCGAAGACGTCGTACTCGATTGCGGTCAGTTCCTTGCGCAACTCGATCGTGATGGACTCGGGTGGTGCGCTGGGGTCGCTGTTGTGCAGCACTTCATCGATGCTGCAGGGTTTGCGGGTAAAGCGGGCGCGGGTGGCGATGGTCATGATGGTCTCCGTTCAATTGATTGTTGTGACATACGCATGAACGCGCTGTTCAATTGGAAAGCCAAGCTATTTCAGGAATCATTTTGGGGTGGCGTGGATATGCCGCCACCCCATCTCGAATTCAACCGACCCGGTAAATGCGATCGCCGCCCTCGGGCTTTTCCGAGGTGATGGTGAGCCCGAGTTTCTTTTTGAACGCCCCGGCGAAGGTGCCGCGCACCGTATGCGCCTGCCAGCCGGTGGCCGCGCAGATCTGGTTGATGGTAGCTCCCTCCGGTCGCTGCAGCATCTGGATCACGGCGGCCTGCTTGCTGTTCTCGCGGGTGCGAGGCTTGCCCTCGACGCCGACCTTGAGCAGTTGCCTGGCCGCGTCCTGTTTTTCTTGCGCCCAGTTGGCCTCTGCGGCCGACACGGCGGCCTCGACCTCTGGGTCGGGGTGAAGGGTGGCCGGCATCGGCCGGGCGCGCCCCAGGGCGTCGTAGCCCTCGGCGGCGACGAACCAGTCGGTGCTGTCGCGGGTGATCAGGGCCTTGTTGAACAGGCTCTCCAGCACCTTGGTGCGGGCACCGCCCTTGATGTTGTCGGGGAACCACTCGATCTTGCCGCCGGTGTGTTCGATGGCGTAGGCGAGGATGGCGTGCTGAGCCGGGGTCAATTGGATGGTGGTCATTTGATGCTCCTTCGTGGTGGTTGATGGTGATGGCATGAACGCGCTGTTTCCGAGTGAAGCCAAGCGCTTTCTGCTTCTTTTTTAGCCCTGCTTCGCGGCCTGCCGGCCTGCCTCGTAGGCGGCCATCAGGGCGCTCCTGACGCCCCAGACGCTGACCTCGTGGAAGTCCATCCGGTCGCTGTTGCGGGTTTCCAGGGTTTCGATGAACAGGTGATCGAGCGCGATTTGCTGCATCTGCTGGTCGAGGGTTTGGGCGGCTTGCTTGGTCATGATCGTCTCCTTGGGTTGGCGTTGATGGCGATTGCATTCAGGCGCTGTTCGAACAGGAAGCCAAGCTCTTTCCGCCTGGCTTCGCAGATTCATTTGCGTCCTGCCTTGAGTGTCTGGATGCCCTCGTGGGCGAGCGTCAGGGCTGCGGTCTGAAACGCGATGTGCGCCACCCCGGGCGCGTCCTTGGCGTCATCGATCAACTCGTCGATCACCGACCTTGACTTGGCGCGCATCGCCGCGCAGGCGGCATCGAGTTCCGTGGTGCTCGCGGTGAGCACTTCCGGATAAAGGCGTACCAGCAGGGTCAGTGCGGTATCGGCCAGTTTCTTGCCAAGGGTGTCCAGTTTTTCGGCGTACATGTTTGTCTCCCGCAATGTGGTTGATGGTGATGGCATGAACGCGCTTCTGTGGAGGAAAGCCAAGCTCTGAATCGCGACGTTGGAGAACCTCTGCGATGGGCTTGATGTAGATCATGGGTCTGTCGATACGCGCTTACGCCCGGCATCGCGGCGTCTCTCACGTGGCGGTCAAGAAGGCGATCGATAGCGGGCGCATCACGCCCGAGGCCGATGGCACGATCGAGCCGAACCGGGCCGATCAGGAGTGGGCACAGAACACCGTGCCTGCCCGGAAAGTGGCGCGGGTCAAGGCCGCGCCTGCTGCTGTCGAACCGCCCCGCGCTCGACCCCAGGAGACGGAGGCGGCAGCGCCGGCACTTTCGACCGGCGGTGCCTCGCTACTGCAGGCTCGCACGGTCAATGAGGTGGTCAAAGCGCAAACCAACAAGGTGCGCCTGGCGCAGCTCAAAGGGGAACTGGTCGACCGGGCTCAAGCCATTGCCCACGTCTTCAAGCTGGCGCGTGCCGAACGGGAGGCGTGGATCAACTGGCCGAATCGCATCACACCGATCCTCGCGGCGGAACTGGGCATTGAAGAGCACACCCTGTTCGTGGCGCTCGATGTCGCCGTGCGCGTGCATCTGGAGGAACTGGGTGAGTTTGTACCGAAGGTGGACGGATGACGGCGGACGACTACGAAGGGGCGCTTGAGATCGAACGTGCCTGGCGCGAAGGGCTGCGGCCCGATCCTCGCCTGACCGTATCCGAATGGGCCGAGCGTTACCGGATGCTCTCGACCAAGGAATCGGCCGAGCCTGGTCGCTGGCGCAATGCGCGCACGCCCTACCTGCGCGAAATCATGGACTGCCTATCCCCGGCATCACCGGTGGAACGGGTGGTGCTCATGAAGGGCGCACAGGTGGGCGGCACGGAACTGGGCCTCAACTGGGTCGGCTACGCCATCCATCACGCGCCTGGCCCGATGATGATCGTCTGGCCGACGACCGAGATGGCCCAGCGGAACTCCAAGCACCGCATCGATCCCCTCATCGAGGAGTCGCCGGTGCTGAAGGACATCATCGCCCCGCCCAGGAGCCGGGACTCCGGCAACACGGTGCTGATGAAGGAGTTTCGCGGCGGCGTGCTGGTGATGACCGGGGCCAACTCAGCCGTGGGTCTGCGCTCGATGCCGGTGCGCTATCTCTTTCTCGACGAGGTGGACGCCTATCCGCTGGATGTTGATGGCGAGGGCGACGCGATCCACCTGGCCGAAGCGCGCACGCGAACGTTTGCGCGGCGCAAGATTCTGTTGGTGTCCACGCCGACCATCGCGGGGGCGAGCATCATCGAGCGGGAATACGAGGCGTCTGACCAGCGACGGTACTTCGTGCCATGTCCGCACTGCGGTCATCGCCAGTGGTTGAGGTTCGAACGGTTGCGCTGGGAGCGCGGGCAGCCTGAGACCGCCGCGTATCTTTGCGAAGAATGTGAAGCACCGATTGCCGAGCATCACAAATCCCGGATGCTGGAACTTGGGGAATGGATGGCTCTCGGTTCAGGAACGAGCGCCGGGTTTCACCTCTCCAGCCTCTACAGTCCCTGGCGCAAATGGCGCGAGATCGCGGCTTCGTGGGAGAAGGCAGCCATGTCGGAGAGCCGTTCGGTGGCGACCATCAAGGCGTTCAAGAATTCGGAACTGGGCGAGGCCTGGGTCGAGGAGGGCGAAGCCCCCGACTGGCAGCGCCTGCTGGAACGGCGCGAGGATTACCGCATCGGCTCTGTGCCAGCGGGCGGCTTGCTGCTCGTGGGTGGAGCCGACGTGCAGAAGGATCGCATCGAAGTCTCAATCTGGGCCTTCGGGCGCGGCAAGGAATCGTGGCTCGTCGAGCATCGCGTGCTGATGGGCGACACCGCCCGCGACGAGGTGTGGCGTCAGCTTGGCGCAATGCTCGGCGAACAATGGACGCACGACACCGGCGCGCTGATGCCATTGGCGCGCTTCGCGCTGGACACCGGCTTTGCGACGCAAGAAGCCTATGCCTTCGTGCGGCTGGCGCGTGATTTTCGCTTGATGGCGGTTAAGGGCTCAGCCAAGGGTCCGGCTCTGGTCGGCTCGCCGACGGCGGTGGACGCCACGACGGGCGGCAAGAAGCTGCGCCGGGGTATCAAGCTGTTCACCGTGGCAGTCGGCATCGCCAAGCTTGAGTTCTACAACAACCTGCGGAAGGTGCCGGAGGTGGCCGAGGATGGGCTCACGGTTCGTTACCCCACCGGCTTCGTCCATCTGCCGAAGGTCGATGCCGAGTACCTGCAGCAGTTGTGCGCCGAGCAACTGGTGACCCGGCGCGACCGCAACGGCTACCCGGTGCGCGAGTGGCAGAAGATGCGCGAGAGGAACGAAGCCCTCGACTGTTATGTGTATGCCCGCGCGGCGGCGAGTGCTGCCGGTCTTGACCGTTTCGAGGAACGGCACTGGCGCGAATTGGAACGACAGGTCGGACGTTCGCCGCCCGGCGATCCCGATCCGCAAATCGAGCAACCCACTGAGGCCACCCAACGCGGTGGCCTCGCTGTTTCAGAAACCCCGAGAACAGGCCGGCGCGTCATCCGTAGCCGCTGGTTCGGCTGATCACCACCACTGGAGAAAACCACCATGAGTCTGCAAACCCAACTCAACAGCTTCGTCCTCCGCGTCGCCGAGGAATTCAACACCGTCAAAGGTCGCACCGGCACGCTGACCGCCCTGACCACCACCGACAAGTCGAGCCTGGTCGCGGCAATCAACGAACTGAAGGCCGCGATCATCACGGCGGTGGCTATCGATGATCTGCAGGTATCGACGACCACCACGTATTCGTCGAACAAGGTCGTCACCCTGCTCGATGCGCTGAAGGCCGACATCTTGGGCGGTGCCGATCCCGCCTATGACACCCTGCTGGAACTCCAGCAGGCGCTGCAGAACGACCAGACCGGCATCGCCGCGCTTACCGCCGCCATCGACAAGCGGGTGCGCTTCGATGCGGTACAGACACTGACGGTCGTCGAGCAGCAGCAGGCCCGCGACAACATCGGCGCGGTCGCTGCCACCGACATCGGCGACACCACCACCGACTTCGTGGCGATCTTCAACGCCGCCCTGGTGTAAGTGATGAGCCTCGTCGCGCAACTGTCGGCGCTCGCCACCCGGATCGGCACCGAGATCAAGGGCCTGATCCGTCCAGAGCATCCGGGACTGGCCCGGGCCTGGGTGAATTTCGGCTATGTGGGTGGCGCGATCCAGTTTCGCGCCGCCTACAACGTCGCATCGGTGACTCGCTTGGGAACTGGCCGTTACCGGATCGAGTTCGAGACGCCGTTTCCCGATGCCAAGTACTGCTGGGTCGCCACCGGTAGGAGCAATACCGCGACGGGAACCATCCGTTTCGCGGCGGCACGAGGGACAACGGACGGGAAAACCGAGGCAGGACTGGAGATCGTCTGCACCTCGTCCTCGGCGTCGTTGGCCGACACGCCAGAAATCAGTCTGGTGGTCTATCGATGAGCACGCCGACTTACACCGAAGTTCAGTTGCAGGCGCTGCGTGACGCACTGGCCAAGGGCGAGAAGCGCGTGACCTTCGGCGACAAGACGGTCGAGTACCGCACTGTCGACGAATTGAAGCAGGCCATCGCCGAGGTCGAAGCCGCGATGCACAAGGATGCCGTGGCCACCGGCCTCTATCCGCGTGCGCCGCGCCAGGTCAGGGTCGTCACGGGAAAGGGGTTCTGATGGGCTGGTTCGGAACCATTAAGCGCCGGGTCTTCGGCGGCACACCCACCTACGATGGCGCAGGCCTCGGCCGGCGCACGCTCGCCTGGACGGTAGCCAACCCCGGTGCCGTGGCGGCGCTTGCCTACACGCAGGAGCAATTGCGCGCCAAGAGCCGCGACCTCGTGCGGCGCAATGCCTGGGCGGCCGCCGGCATCGAGGCCTTCGTCGCCAACGCCATCGGTACTGGCATCAAGCCGCAAAGCATGGTTGCTGACGCATCGCTGCGTGAAGCCATTCAGCGCCTGTGGTGGGACTGGTGCGAGGAAGCGGATGCCACTGGTCTCACAGACTTCTACGGGCTGCAGTCCCTCGCCTGTCGGGCCATGCTGGAGGGGGGCGAGGCGATTGTGCGGTTGCGCTGGCGGCGTCCCGAGGACGGGCTGCCGGTGGCGCTCCAAGTTCAAGTGCTGGAGGCCGAGCATCTGCCACTGGCGATGAACCGGGAGCTTGCGAACGGCAACGTCATCCGTGCCGGCATCGAGTTCGACCGGCTGGGACGAAGGGTTGCCTACCACCTCTATCGATCCCATCCGAACGACGGAAGTCTCGGCCCCATGTCCGGGTCGGGTGGTGTCGACGCGGTTCGGGTGCCGGCTGAGGAAGTGATTCACCTCTTCCGACCGTTGCGCCCTGGCCAGATCCGGGGTGAACCATGGCTCGCCCGGGCGCTGGTGAAGCTCAACGAACTCGACCAGTATGACGACGCCGAACTGGTGAGGAAGAAGACCGCCGCGATGTTCGCCGGTTTCATCACCCGGCTCGCCCCCGAGGACAACCTGATGGGCGAGGGGCTGGCCGACGCCAACGGCGTGGCGCTGGCCGGGCTCGAACCCGGCACCCTGCAAATTCTGGAGCCGGGCGAAGACATCAAGTTCTCGGCACCGGCCGATGTCGGCAGTTCCTACGCCGAGTTCATGCGCCAGCAGTTCCGGGCGGTTGCCGCCGCGATGGGCATCACCTACGAGATGCTGACGGGCGACCTTACCCAGGTGAACTACTCCTCGATTCGCGCCGGCCTGTTGGAGTTCCGCCGCCGCTGCGAGGTGATCCAGCACGGCGTGATCGTCCACCAGCTGTGCCGCCCGATCTGGCGGGCGTGGATGGATCAGGCCGTGCTCGAAGGTTCGCTCACGCTCCCTGGCTACAGCCGTCGCCAGCGCGAGTACCAAGTTGCCAAGTGGATTCCCCAGGGCTGGCAGTGGGTCGACCCACAGAAGGAGTTCAACGCCATGAAGCTCGCCATCCGCGCTGGACTCACCAGCCGTTCGGAGGCGATCTCGGCCTATGGCTACGACGCCGAGGATGTCGACCGGGAGATCGCGACCGACAACGCCCGCGCCGATGCATTGGGCCTCGTTTTCGATTCCGATCCACGGCACGACCAGGCACCGGCGGTCGCGCCACTCCCACAAACCGAACAACCCACGGAGTAATTCATGCTGCCACATCTCGCCTCCCGCATCTTCGGGACGCCGCTGCTCGTCCATCGGGCCAAGCTCGACGTGATCCTGTCGGCCCTCGGGCCACGATTGGGGATCGACAGCCCGATCCCTGCCGGCTCCCCGGAACTGCTCGCTGCAGTACCCGCACCCCGTCCGAACATGCAAGGTGCTGCAGGCATTGCCGTGATTCCGATCCACGGCACGCTGGTGAAGCGCACCTTGGGGTTGGAGGCGGCCTCGGGGCTCACGAGCTACCAAGACATCGGCGTGATGCTCGATGCGGCGCTGGCCGATCCCAGCGTCATCGGCATCCTGCTGGATATCGATTCGCCGGGCGGCGAGGCATCGGGCAGCTTCGAACTCGCCCGCCGCGTGCGCGAGGCCGCTTCTGTGAAACCCATCTGGGCCGTGGCCAACGACGCTGCCTTCTCGGCGGCCTACGCCATCGCATCGTCTGCCGAACGTGTCGTCGTCACCGAAACCGGTGGTGTCGGCTCGATCGGCGTGATCGCGCTGCACATCGATCAGTCGGTGAAGGACGCCAACGAAGGCTATCGCTACACCGCGATCACGGCGGGCCGGCACAAGAACGACTTCTCTCCCCACGAGCCGCTCACCGATACCGCGAAAGGCGAACTCCAGGCCGAGGTCGATCGCCTCTACGACATCTTCGTCGGCCACGTGGCCGCCATGCGCGGACTGCCGGAGATGGCGGTACGCGCCACCGAGGCCGCTCTCTACTTCGGCCCGAACGC